TTACACCATTTTAATATATCTAATATAGACATTTCTTTACCACTTTCAAACTCTGTATCACATTTAATACCCATTTTAAAACAAGCGTGTTTAGTTTTACACCCTTGAAGTCTAATAAATATAGTTGGAGTTCCTATTCTTGCTCCCTCGCCTTGTAAAGAGTAAAAAATTTCACTAACATTTAACTTAATATCCTCTATTTTCATATATTGCTGAATTTTTATCGTTTTCAAAACATTCTACTTTTATCACTTTACACCTTGCAGCATCTGTTTTACTTAATACATCATTAAATTTATCATATACTAACTTTGCAAGATTTTCACAACCCATTTTATTCATTATTTTAACTTTTGCTAAACCCATGACACCCAGTTGTTCAAATATATCTATATAAGGGTCATCTTTTTCTATCAATAACGTATGGTCAAACATATCGTTCATCCAACTTTTTAATCCGTTTCCTACTGGTTTATCTTTAAACCCCCCAAAATCAACAACCCAGTTCATATCATCTAATTTGTCTGTACTAAACCAAACTTTGAATTTAATAGCATAACCATGTAACAACTGACAATGAGAGTGCTGTGCTTTGTGTTGTCTTAATGCTACTGAATAATTATCAAATATTTTTGTTGATATGTAACTCATTTTTTAAAAATTTATTATAACCCTCTTTTCTTAATTTACAAGCTGGGCAATTATCACAACCATAACCCCACTCATTTAATTTTTCTCTATTACCATTGTAACAAGTATGTGACAAATTTATAACATCATCTAAACAATTTTCTTTTTTGGCTAATAAAAAAGTTTCTGATTTTGTTAAATACATTAATGGAGTTTCAATAATTATATTGTCTTTACTTCCTAAATTAGTTGTCCACTCTATTGCTTTAATAAAACTCTCTCTACAATCAGCAAAACCATTATAATCAGTTTGACAAACACCAGTAACAATAACATTAAAATTAATTTTTTGTGCGTAACTATGTGCTAAAGTGATAAATAACTGGTTTCTATTTGGCACGAAACTGCTTGGCTGTTCTTTTTTATTAGTTTTGTTTATATCCCCATTTGATATTAAAGCACTTTCTACAATAGTATTTAAAAAATCTATGTTTATAAGTGTTTGTTTTATATTATATTTTTTACATATAATTTTACTTTGCTCTATTTCAATATTATGTTTTTGCCCATAATTAAAAGTGATTGCCTCAACCTTTTTATATCTATTTATAGCCCATTTTAAACAAGTTGTTGAGTCTTGTCCACCACTAAATATCACTACTGCTTTCATAAATTATCTTTTGCGTAACTTGTAAATTTAACCCACTCATAGAAATTAGATTCTGCTGTTTTAAATGTTTTTAACCTTGTTCCTAAAGGTTTTTTTACTTTTCTTAAATCTCTACCATTAAAAAAATGTAATACTCCAAATCTACTTCCAGCTAACCAACTTGTTGAATCAACACTGTAAAAAGGCATTTTATCAAGCATTGGAATTTTTGTATATCCTAATCCATGAACTTTAGTATTAAGTTTTTTTGCGAATAAAAGCATTTTTAAAAGTTTTTTAGGGTCTTTTCTTGTCCAATCAGTGTCATACATACCAGAAGCACCGATAGCAATATAATTATAATTTTTACATAACATTTTATAATAATCTATTCCTAACATTTTATGAAATACTGGAATACTTTGTTTATTTGTTTCTTTTTCTAATCTTGCTCTTAATTTTTCTGTTTCTTTTATACCTATTAACCTATATAAATCTAACTCAAAAAACAGTTTAACATCATATTTATTAATAAAATTTATATAATCAGTTAAATATTCATCCCAGTTTACAACCTTTCCACCAAAAAAAGAAAATGCACCACTATCAAGCAAAAAATCATCGTATTTATTAATAACTTTTGCTTCATGTTCAGCAATATGATAAAAAGTATGTAAGCGATAAAACTTATAAAAGTTATCTTTCATCCATAATCTTTTCTCCCATCCACTTCCAGCTAAAAAAACTTTCATTTAGTTAATAAATTATATATTATTTCCTCTTTAGAGCCATTTAAACCACTTAAAATATCATTAATAACTTTATAATCATCATCATTATATTCCAGTGTTATAACATTTGTATTAATTTTTTCTTGTGGGGTGTTTTCCTCAAAAAAATCATCTAACTCTATATCATTTTTTATATCATAGGTTTGTAAACCCCACTTATTTAATTCTTCATTATCCCATTCGTTACCAAGTATATCCCAATCCCATTGACCAAAACCAATATTATCTTTAATAATAAATTCACGTTTTTGCTGCTCTGTCCAGTTCTTTACTTGTTTATATGGTACTTCCTTAACCCCAACAGCTTTAAGTGCTTTTAATCGCATATTTCCACCCAATACAACAAAGTTTTCATCAACTACTAATTCTCTAACTTCTAACATTTCTGGAAATTCTTTTAAACTTTCTACAAGTTTTTCAAATTTTTCCTCTGTTATGTAACGAGGGTTTTCACTGTTTTCTTTTATTTTATTTATATCTATTTTTTTCATTAAATAACTTTTGTAATTAGTAAATATATACAATAAATAAAAAACACTAATCCAACTCTATATAAAGAGTGAGCCAACATTTTTAAATCTGTAAAAACTTCTCCTATTGTGCTGCTTTTAACATGAGGTAAAAATACCAGTATAACTCTATCAATAAAAAATATTGATATAACTACTGGTATTAATAACAACCCTATAAGCGTACTTAAAAACTTTTTAATTTTTGTCATACTTGTAAATTATTTCGCCAATATTTTCTAAAGACTTGGCTGTTAAACCCCTTTCATTTCTCATAAATAATAATAACTGTGCTGGGTGTATTCCAGCTTCTTTAGCAAAACCACTTTCAGTCTTGCTATGTTTTATTAAATGCTCTTTAACTAACTTTTGTGATAGTTTAGTTAAGTTTTTTAAATCTTTTGCTTTCATGTTTTAATTTTTAAAATGGTAAATCATCTTCATTTTCTACATAGTGTTTAGTAACTGGCTCAACATCTTTTTTGTATAAAACTTGTGTTTCTGTTATAAATAAGTTTATACAAACTAAATTATTAAAACACCTTTCAACACCATTTTTATCCGTCCATAGTTTACCAGATATTCTAAATTCTACTTCTACTGCTTCACCTACATTAAAATCATCTATTAAACTAACATTGTTGTTATTTAATTGAAAATTTATAGTTTGTGGGTACTTTTCATCAAAAGTTTCTATTATAAACTCACGCTTTTTAAACTTATCATTTATAACTTGTTCTTGATTAATCTTAATTAATTTTCCTTTTAATCGCATAATTTTACTTTTTTAAATTTTAAATTTACTACTTTTTACTATATAACCAAACTTTTTTCTAAATTATCACAAACATAAGTATCAATCCATTTGTAATATTTATCGCATTGTTTTATTCTTTCTTTCATTTGCACTATTAAATCTTCATTATAATCTACAAATATCATTTTAACCCTTTTATTGTCTGGCAAATAATCAAATGTTTGTTCCTTTCTAACTTTTTCCTCTATTTGTAAATATTCTGAATCTGTATAACTAATTTTATCACTTTTATAAATTTGACTTTGTATTTCTTTAACAATACCTTCTTCACTGTTATTAGTTAAACAAAATGCTATCATTCCCCTTTTAAGCCCTAACAAGTGCATATAACATTGTATTTGATATATATATGCTTTATCTACTGGTTTTTGATTATAATACATTTTTTGAAAACCATCTAAACTGTATTTAGTTTTAATATCTATAACTAAATCATCAGTAATTAAATCTGGTGTTCCAGTAAAATATTCGTCTTTAAAATTTTTTTCATTTTTAAATAAACTAAACTCCCCAAACACTTTTTTAAATAACAAAATACTTTCATCTTCAAGCTGTGTTCCTTTTAATGTAAATTTGTTATCAATGTTTTTATATATACCATAATTTAATTCATTGTATCTTTCTAATACTCTACCTTTAGCAGTTAGTGATAATTCCCCAGCTTCTTTAGCTTTTTTAGAAACTGGGTTTGACATTATCCTATGCAATTGACTTGCTCTTTCTATATATTTTTCCATTACATTAGTTTTAAAAGGTTTATTTGCTCTGTGTTAAGGTTATACTCCTTTTTAAGTTTTTCTTTCGTGTAATCGCCTTTTTCTATTGCTTTTAATGCTCTTTTAAACTCATCTCCGTTTAAAGTTGTACGCTTAACAATTTTTCTGTCTTGGTTTTTAATAGCTGTTCTAACTTCATTAGCTGATGCTATACTGGTGTCAATACCTATTCCAATAAAACCTAAAGCCCTTCCAATAGCAGAAGTTTCACAGTTTTCTACATAACTTAAATTGTTAATATAGCTGTTACCTTGTAACTCGTGGGCGTGTCCAGTAGATACAATTTCATTATTTTCGTTTGTTACTATTGCTTTAAATACACAATAATCTTCTGTAAATTGTAGCAAAACTGTTTCTAACTTATAATTGTATTTGTATGCTATAAACGCTTTTATTCGTTCAGTTACATTAACATAAGGTTTTCCCTTAATGTTTTCCGTTTTTAGTTGGCTGTTCATTTGGTTATTAATATGCATTAATTCCTCTGCCATTTCTATCACTTTGTCTGTGGTTTTACTCATAACTATTTATTTAAATTAACTGTTTGTATTTTATTTAATCTTTCTAATTTTTCCTCATTTGATATATCGTTCCAGTCATTTGGTTTTTGCCAATTTGGTATTTCAAATTTCATAGTAGAAAAAACAATTTTTTCTTTATACTTTATTTCTTCTTCAATGTTTTTAAATTTGGTTAATTGTCCTAACTGTAAAAATGCACCCATAAAACCCAGTGCAAAACTATCCTCTTGTTTTGGTTTGTTAGTTTCAATATTTTCTTTATCATCTTCTCTTATTAATTCCAACCCCAGTTCATAAGCTGCATAATTAATGTGTTTTTGTGTTGTCATACTCCAATAACCTAACTGATAAAGTTTATTGTTGCCTCTGTCAATTTTAGCTACTAAAGTATCATAGCTTTTTACAAAGTTTTCTCCGTTGCTCATTACAACTTTCAAATTTTTTTTGTACTTGTTAAATGTTCTCATTTTGTTATCTTTTTTATATAAATTAAAATTTTAATAAAAGTAGTAAAAAAATATATATATACAAATTAATTATATAGAAAAATTACTTCTTTTTTATCTGTTTTTCTAAATTCATCAATCATGGTTTGGTCTATTTGTACGATTACTAATTTGCCTAAAACGTAAATATTTAAACTTAAACTGTCATCAGCGTGTTTTATTACTTTGGCAAATTTGTGTTCTATACCAGTAATATCAACCCAGTATATAAAACCAACTAAAAACTCTTCCCATTCGTTGTCTTGTAATTTACTGTAATCTTCTAACAGTGTTTCAGAGGGTTTAAAAAAATAAAAGCCATTTATATGAGCCCTCTCTGGAGTAAAAGCCAAACCATCTAAAAAACTTGTTAATTTCATTTAACAAATTTCGTGATTTTTTTTGGCATTAAATATTTTCAAAATCTATTAACTGGTGTAAAAAAATGCTTTTATTGTCTAAAATATATTTTTCAATAATTTTTTTATACTTTATGTTAATATTTAATTCCTCATCTTTACCAGTAGTTAAATTATCATAGTAGTAATGTTTATCTTCCCAGTTAAACACAATATCATAATCTACTTCTGCTGTTTCGTGTTCAAAATTAGCTGCTGTAATTTTTACGTTTTCAACTGTCCAACCAATATAAAAAGTATGCTCTATATTGTTATCAAAAAAACTAATTCCAATAGTGTTATTTCCTTTGTGTTCATCATTAAAAAAATCACTATCTTTTAATTTATCTTTTGTTAAAAATTCTAATTGTTTCATAACTATATTTTTTTTTAAATTAAAAATTATCTCTTACTGCATTTCTCATTAACATTTGTGATGTAGGTGCTATTCCAAAACTTTTAGTTTCACCCCATCTTTCACGTGCTATTTCCATTATAAAATGACTATCCCAGTTTAATTGCTTTCCGTTCATCATTACTGGTTGCCAAACACTTTCAAACTCATCATTTTCACTAAAAGTAACCCATGCTTTTTCTGCGTTTAAATCTAATTTTTTCATAACTATATTTTTTCTTTTTTTTTGTTATTATTTAAAATATTTATTAAGTGTATTTTCATTTTTTATAATTAATGATTTAAAGTCATTAAAATAAATTCTAATTGAATTATTTTGTATTGTAAATTTATACTGTTTTCCCTTTATAAATTTTAATCCTTTTTTTGTTTCAATGTTTTTAATACAAGTAATCATTTTTTCTTTGTTTTAATGTTCTATACAAATATACAAATTAAATTTATATAAACAAGTATTTTATAAAAAAAGTTTTATTTTTTTTTACTTTCCTTTAAAATCTTAATCTTTTGCTGGTATAATAAACGAATATTTATTAATTCTTCTTTAGTATATTTTATTGTTTTTTGGCTTTTTATAGTTAATTCTTCTAACTGGTCTGGTGTTATACGTTCTAATATATTAACTGAATACTGTTGTAAATTTCCACTTAAATACATATTGCAGCGAATACACTGTCCAAAACAATTATTTTCATCATACCTAACTGACCAATGAAACCCAGCAGAAAAATAATGTCCAGCTTGAAAATTTTTTTTATATGGTGTTTTACAACTAATACAAGGTTTTCCCTCATCTCTTAATCTAATATAACTGTTAAATACTTTTTGGGCTTTTACTGCTAAACTGGTAACAGTTTCTAATTTCTCTTTTAATATTTTCTTTTTTTTATTCCATAACCTTTTTTCTTCCGTTTGTCTTTTGTTTTTAGCGTACTTTATAGCACAATCATAAGAACATACCTTTTGAGTGCTTTTATACTGTTTAAATGGCTGTTTACATTGTTTACATTTAACCTCTTTAAAATGGGGTTTCATCTGCTGTTAATTTTTGTCTTGCTATATCATATTCGCTAATATCATCAAAACTACTATTTTTTAAATTAACTGCAAATTCAAATTTATCTATACTGCCTTCTCTATTTTTAGCTATTAAAAATTCACAAATATTTTCTGCTGGTGTTCCATTACTTGTTGTTTCCTCTCCGTAATATTCTGGTCTATGTAAAAAACTAACTATTGAAGCATCTTGCTCTATTTCCCCACTTTCACGCAAATCTGGCAAACTTGGCAATTTTCCAGTTCTTGCATTTTCTCTATTTAACTGGGCTAAACATAAACTTGGAATTTTTAAATTTTGGCTTATAAATTTTATCCCATTACTTATTGAAGTAACTTGTTCATATCTACTACTGTTGCTTCTACTTGGCATTACTTTTTGTAAATAATCAACTATAAATAAATCACAACCCTTATCAAGTTTTAAGTCATTAACCTTTTGCGATATTTGTCTAACATTATTGCTGCCCTCAAATATGGTAATATTATCTAAAAATTTAGCACTTTGAACAGTATATATTTTTTCAATCTCTGTGCTATTACATTCTCCAAACTTTATTTTATTTGTGTCTAACTTTGCCAAGTTGCCAACTATTCTTCTCATCATTTGTTCTGCTGACATTTCCAAACTAAATAAAGCTACTTTTTTGTTTTGCCTTGCTAATCTGCAAACTATTTCAACAGCAAATGCTGTTTTTCCCATCGCTGGTCTTGCTCCAACTACCATCATATCAACTGGCTCTAATTGTATATAACGTCTTAAAGTGCTAAAACCCAAACTCAAACCAGTGTTTATTCCGTTTTTACTTTTTTCGTGTTTTTCTAATAACTGAAATATTAAATCACTGTTTTTTATAACATTATTATTTACATTGTTTTTTATTGTGCTGGTGTTACTTAATATATCTAAAAAATTATTGTTTGTGTAATTACCACTGTTTATTAAATGATATATTTTATCTGCTGTTTGTTTAGCATTGTCAATATCATTACTGTATTTTAAACCAGCTAATATTTGATTAACTGTTAAAAATGTTTCTGCTGGAATGTTACCAGTTATAGCACTTAATTTTCCAATATATGTTTTATCATAAATTTTTTGCTCTTTAAAACCCAGTGCAACAGTCATTAAATCTATTTCTTTGTTTTGCTCTATTAAACTTCCAATAGTATTATATAAGTCTTTTTCAAACTTTGTTTTATTATACTTACTGTTTAATAAATTATAAATTTTATATGATTCTTTTTTAGGGCTTAAAAGTATAACTGCATATACTTTGTCCAATGCTCTCATAATGTAGGAATATATTTATTATCTTTTTTGTTCTCACTAATATAACAATATTTGTCTAATGTTTTAACCCTACTAAAATATTCTAAAGTACAATAACGAAAATTAGTATCTTTATGAAACTGGTCTTGTTTTGCGTTTTGCATAGCTGATAAAACCATTTTTAAAGTAAAACCCTCTTTAATTAATTCCTTATATTTTTTTTGTAGTTTATTTGGAAATACTCTTGCTTTTTTTATACCATTAAAAACAGTATTAAAATCATTAATAATATGATTATTAATTTTATTTACACTATCATTAACAGTAACATTTACATTTACACTATCATTAACAGTTAAATTTGCTTTGCTTTGTTTAGCATTGTTAGCTTTTGCTAAACCACCTAAACGCCCAGCTTCAACCCTTTTACTTTTTTTGTTTTCCCAACCTTTTAAATCACGTTTTAACTGCTGTTTAATAGGCTCAAATGCTACTTGTAAAACTTCCTCATCTATTTGTGGGTTTTCGTCATTTACATAACTAAAAATGGTTTTAATTAGCCTACCAGCTTTTTCATCATTTAAAATATTAAACGTATGTATATAATCTGCATACATTATAAAACTTTTTTTTCCTTTCATAATTCTTTGTTTATATTCTTTCTTATATGTTCTGATTCATTGTGCCTTTTTTTGTAGCTTAAACCCCTTAATTCTGGATTATCAACTTGCAGTTTTCTTCTAACTCTAATAACGCTTCCACTGTTTGTTAATTCGTTTTCAGCTATTAATTTTAAAACATCAAACCCATTTAAATTATCAAGTTTGTCTTTACCTATTTCAAAATAATATAAAGTTGCTATTAATTTACTATCACAATCCCTTAAATGTGGTTTTGTTTCTAAAAGATATTCTATTTTATCTTTTATGTTTTTCATTTCGTTAAACATACTCATAATAAATTCATTTTAGAACGATAAATACAACACCATTTATCATTAATTTTTTCTTCTCTATATTCTTTATTACAATCCTCTAATTTATACTCATATATGCTGCTGTATAAATCACTGCTTTTTATTTGTTCTTTATTGTAAATAAGTTTTTTATCTAAAATATCTTCTGTTATTTGGCTTAATACGTCTAACAATATTGACCTATCTGTATTCTTATAGTTATCAACAAATGTAATATCTATTTTTAAATTTTTCCTAATGCTCATTATTATATTTTTTAATTTGTAATAATAAATCTACATTAAAACTATCCCAGTATTTAGCAGCATCAACTAATTTTTTTATTTCAATTTTTTGCTGTTTAGTTACTAAAATATTTTCACCTTTTGTAGTTTTGCCAACTACCAATTCTCTTATCTTTTCTACCTTTTTCATTATAACTTTTTTATTATGTTTAAATTATTAATCCAATACTTTTCAAACTGGTTATTTATATTTATAACCTTTGCACTTTTACTCTTAACAATTAATACTTGAAATGTTTCCCACTTGTTAAAATCTTTATGTATTAACCTAACTAAATCGCCTATTTTTAAATTCATAATTATTTGTATTGTATTTCGTTAAAAACTGGGTTATAAACTGCTTCACAAGTATCTTTAAGACCATTGTTAAATTTATTTTTAAAACTTCGTGTAATAGCTTTAAAATTACCTCTTTTTTCATGGTGTAAAATGTTGCCTTTAAACCATTCAATATCTTTATTATGTTCTGCTATTGTTAATTCCCATTTCCAATAACTGTTACTTCGGTTATAATAAGGGCTTTTTTGTATTATCCAGCTTTTACCATTTATTTCATATCTGTAAAACCCAGCTTCTTTTTCAACTAAATATTTTTTAAATTCTTGCATTTTGTTTATTTTTTAATGTTCGTTTTTTTATTTTGTTTTTAAATTATATCTTTTAAATCTTGAAATAAATCTATTTCATCTAATAACTTTATAGATTTTTTACTAAAATCGTTATCAATTTCAGATAAAATTTTGTTTCGTTTTTCAATTTCTAAATTGATTTGTTTTTTAAAATCTTTAATTAAAAATTTTATGTTTTTTAAATTTTCCATTTTGTTTATTTTTTAATGTTACAGTACAAATATACAAATTAAATTTATATACACAAATATATCTTGAAGTTTTTTTATGTTTTTTTTAATTAAATTTTGTAACTTACTGTAAAACAGTTAATTAATTATAAAGAATTTTTTTTAATATTTGAGTCAAACGATAAATATTTAATAATTTTTCCGTTTTTTCTTAATTCAACATAACCTTTGCACTGGCTGTAATTACTTAAATCAAATTGTCTTTTACATAAACTATAATATAATTCTTCAGCATCCCATAAAAAAGTTCTTTTAAAACAGTTTTTCCATGTACGTTTGCTTTTATGACTGTCTATTATAGTGTAAATATCTTTTTTAACTGTTTCTTTCATAATAACTTTAAAATTAAAAATAAAATTATATATAACAAAAAAGGGGTTAATAAAAACCCCTTTAAGAACATTAAAAAAGATAACAAAGAAATTTCCAGATAAGGAAATTAAAAGTTATGAATTACAAATATATAAAATTATAGTGGAAATCTTACACTTCCAACTAATTTTTCTATTCCACTTTTTTTACTTATGTATTTAATATGTAATATTCTACCACCAATAACACGAGGATTACGCCCTTTTTCAATGTGAAAACCACTAAAACCATCGTTATATTCGTCTTTATAAGTACCAGTTAGCATTAAATGAACTTCTTTTTTTCTAACTTGGGGTTTTTGGTTTGCAAATAAATATTCTTTTACATCATCACGAGCCCAATTTTCGTGAATATGTCCTTGTGTATAAACATCCATTTGGTCATAATACATTAACGCACGACTTAATCCTAAAGCTCCTTTTGTGATAATTCCACCCCCACCACTTCCATGATGATATTTAATTTTTGTTGAAATTATTGAATTACCTTTAGCATTATTTGTTATCCATATCCAACCACTATAACCACCTATTATTAAATTTGCTTTATTAGTATAATTATACAAATCAACAAATCTATTTAAAACGTCTGTTTCTTGGTGCTTAATGATTGACGTCTCATGGTTCCCATATCCAACAACAGCCAATATATCTTTATATGGTGCAAACCACTCAACAGCAGTTTCTATAACGCTATCTAAATATCTACTATTATTGTGCTCTGGTCTAATATCGCTTTTATTACCTCTTCTGTCTCCCCTACCTTGCATAAGACAAAAAGTATCTCCATTTAAAAATACTGGCATTTTACGCTCCAAACAATAGTCTAAATGTGCTTTTAATAGTTCACGATTACAATGTGGATTATCCCAGTGTAAATCGCTTAAAAAAGCCATTTTAAACTCTTTACTTTCTTTAGTTTCTAATCGTACTATGTTTCTGGATATTCTTGTAAACATTATATATTATTTTCAAATTCAACAATAGCATCACAAATAGCACTAACTAAAGTTTTTTTCCATTTTTCTGTCAGCATTAATTTACTTTCTTCTTTATGGTCGTGAAAACCCATTTCAAAAAGTATTGCTGGGCAATTAGTTTTTCTTAATACATAAAAATTACGTTCTCTAATACCTCTATGATTAGTTAATTCCACAAATTGTTCGCTTATTTCATAACTTAAATAAGTAGCTAATTTTCTTGTCGTTTTGCTACAAGTTGGGTATATATAAACTCCATTTCCAGTAGCTTTTCCCCAGTCTTTTCCGTTTCCAGAAGCGTTTGAGTGCATACTTAAATAAATACATTTTTGTTCTTTATTTAATTTATTTGCCCTTTTAACCCTTTCAGATAAACTTATATCTTCATTTGTGTTAATAATGTCTAAACAATTTATTTCCCTTTGCCGAAGTTCTTTTATTAGTCTGGCAACATTATCTCTATTATTAACACCCTCATATAATACACTTCCGTCATCAAATTTTGGGCTTCGTTTTCCACTGGTTTGATATTTTCCGTCTATTAAACCCCCATGTCCAGCATCTAATAAATATAAATATTTACTCATTTTGTTTAGTTTAATGTATAATTATCTTCATTTAATCTTAACAAGCAGTCTTGGTCGTGCATTAATTTGTCGTTTAAAGCACTTTCTAAACTACTCTTGCTAATTACCCTTATAAAGAACGTTATAATGCGACCAAACAAAGATAAAGCACTTAAATTGCTGTTTTTAGCTAAAACATAAAGAACAGTATCATCTGGATTACCAAATTTGTAGCTGTTTTTATTTAAAAAACATAAATTTAAACCAGTTATGCAGCTAACATTTATTAACTTGCTTATAACTATGCTAACATTTAGTAAATATTCTCCTAAAATATTTAATCCCCTTTGCCATTTAAAACAAATTATTTGATAAACTGGGGTTAAAACTATTGATATTAATAATAAGGGTATTGCTATAAGTATTGATAAACTTAAAATTAAAACACCTTTTAAAAATTTAGTTAGATTTATTTTCATTTCTTTCTGTTTTTATTGCTTTACATATTGCTAAAAACAAAAGAGAAATTACAGCGACTATTATAATCCATTTTAATAAATCGCTTTTTTTACTATAATATCTTATTGGAATTTTTTTTGTTATTATCTTTTGTTTGTAAACTGTATCGCATTTTCCAGATACAAAAATACTATCTTTTATCGTATCGTGAAAAATTTTTATTGTTAAGCGTTCTTTTTCAATAAATAAAGTGTCTTTTCTTATTTCAGTCCAATAATGCTGACTAAATACAGTGTCATGCTTTACTTCTGGAACAGTTATACTTATTGTATCAGTTAAAAGAATTGTATCTTGAGTATGAACAAAGGGATATTTTTCTACTAATTTTTGATGTCTATAAATAGGACTGCAACTAAATAAACTTAACAAAAAAGCAAAAAAATAAATTTTGTTCATTTGTTTTTACCTTTAAAAAAACTTCTAATATAAGCTATAAAAATATCATAAGCATCCTTAACAAATTTATCTAATATATCTGTTAATTCATTAGCAACCCAACCAACAGCAAAACTGACTAAAACTGTTGTTCTTTGGCTTAAATCTGGCAAAAATTCATCAATTATACCGATTGTGCAATATGCTAATATTCCACCCACTATCATTCCCAGAAAAGTTTGTTTTAGTGTCATTTTACTCTTTAAACCTTTTAGCAATGCTCCCATTATACCTACAAGAGCAGCATAAACATCAGTATAATCATTAATATTATTCATATCTAAATTACAAATTATTATTTAAAATAACTTCTTTTATTTTTAAATTTATCTTCAACTTTACAAGTAACAACAGCATCTCTTGCGTATTCAAAATACTGTATTTCTGGGCTTTCTTTAACTATAACTGGTTTATCTTTTATACAATAATCGTGATTAAAAGCGTTATAATCTGATATAAATAATTCGTTTTCACTTAATAAATATAAATCAACTAATTTGCTTGTGAACTCTTTACAAATAGGGTCTGAAAGTATTTCATATTCATTGAGGTTTTCTCTAATAACCTTTTTCATTTCCCTATTATTATAGATTAAATTATCTATTTCGGTGTTTGGCTGTCTGTTACCTATATAACCAAAAAATCTAAACGTACTTTCAACATTAGTATCTGTGAAATCAATTTGTTCTATTTCTTGATAACTGTTAAAATATGCTCTTAATCTTGCAGTATGTTCAGATGTTTTTACACTGTATTCTTTAAGATTAAATGTACCCCAAGTTATACTCCCAGTTAAACCACTAATAACATAATCTAATTCAAGAGTATAGCAACCTATTCCGTCAGAAGCTAAAACACTTCTCCAGTCAATAGTTGTATATTTCCCAAAATTTTCACGAACTATATTATTTGCAATAGGAGTATAAGTTGTTGCAACTCCGTCTTTTTTTAAAGTAAAAGTAACTGTATCTGCTACATCACTTAATTTAATCCATGCAGAAGTTTTATCATTTTTAGCACTTGCTACATCAGTTGAACTTGCTAAAACCAGTTCTGGAGTACAACACCTAAAAAACCCTCTTTCTTCTTCAATACAGTGTAAAGTTGGTAATAATATACTTTCAAATTTTCGGTATATTCTTTCCTCTGGCACTTATTACAGTTTTGAACTCAAAGCTAAAGTAACAGCAGCCTCATAATCAATGTTAGCTTCTCCAGTTCCAAGAGCAGTAGTAGTCATTGATTCAGTAGTGCTTGTCACTATTGTTTCAACACCCTCACCCTCTTCAGATTCATCATCTTGATAAAATTCTTGCTTAATATAATCTATTAATAAATCAGCACGAGTTACGAAATCTCCTTCATAAGTTAAAGACGTAATTTTATAGCTTGTAGATATTAACCTTGTTTTTAGAGTTATTGAAACTCCATCATTTTGCACTTTACTCATTTTTTCTTTTTTTTTACAAAATTAATAATAAAATAAGATTTTTTTTATTTTATTTTTTACTATTATATATTTTTTCTAATTGTTTTATATAAATATTTCTTTCTTCTTGTCTAATTAGTGAAATTTCCTTAATAAAATCTTCTCTTTGTTTGTTACATTTATTTAAAAAATTTTGCCTTTCATTGTGCCAAACTTCTCTTTCTTTTGTAGCCCTTTCACTAATTTGCTCCAGTTTTTTTAGCAACCACCTTTCACGAGTAATAGCATAAAAAACCCAAACACCCAAAACACCATATTGAGTTAATATGTCAAATATATCATTCATCTTCTTTTGGGGTTTCACTCCAGTTAGGCAACTGCATTTCTATTACTGCTTGATTCCATGTTAAATATTTTTTAGGTTTTAATCTACCTATTTTAATAAAGTTTGGTGTTTCAAAATAAGATAATATTACTAATTTATTATCTATTGAATAACGACAAGTATAAACGCTATCTTGTTTTATTTCATCAAAGTTTACACTACTAATATCACTTTTATTAATAATAATATAAGTATCATCTATAAATTCTCTTAACATTTTATTTTAATTTTAAGGTACATCAGTCTCAAAAGAAGCACTGTTTATTAAAGCACCATTGTTAGCACTACTTCCTTGGTCTGTTATTATTAACCCAGTTCCACTATTATTATCTCCACAACGCCAATATAAAGACGGACTTAAACTTGATAAATCTGCTGGATTACCACTGTTATATATGTTTGCGACAGCAGTAGAATCAAGAGCAGTATCTGCTAAAATAGCAAACTCATCAAGGTTTCCTTCAAACGGATTAAGATAACCATTTAAATCTTCTCCAAGTGCTAATTTACCACTGGCATTCGGTAAAGTTGTCGCAATACTCCCCATATTTTGACCATAAGTTCTATCAACACCATTTACATATATCTTGCATTTCCAAGTTTCATTTAAATCTAATACAATACAAACATGATTCCAAGCACCAGCAGAAATATATCCAGTTGTACTTCTGCAATAATATGGAGTATCATCAATACTAAAGTCTAATTCATAAGCATAAGAGGCACTTGGTCTCAACCATAAGAAAAACTGACTTTCAGTTGCTGTTGTATTACGTTGATTAGAAAAAATTACTTTATGAGAAGTTAAATTATCTGGCTTAATCCAAACACTAAAAGTAGCTTTACTTAAACCATTTAAAGCACTATAAGTAGAAGCACTTTCAGCATATTGCATAATTCCGTCTAAACCTAAAGAATAAGCATTTGTCCAAGGAGCAACAGTATCGCCTTTAATTTTAGAAGTAATTTTTACACCATTAGTTAAATCTATTTTATTAGTATCAAATTTACAACTTAAAACAGCCCAATCTGGTGTTGATAAATCTATAGCTATTTTTGTTCCAGAAACTGGAGTTAAAGGGTTTTGCAAATTATTGTCATAATCAATAATAGAACTACTTATTTGTCTTGGTGCAGATTCAAAAGGCTCAACAGTAATAGCACCCCAAACATCAGCCCAGTTTCCAGTTAAATTTTTATGCACTGCATAAATAGTCATAATTTCCCCTTGTGGTATAATATTAACATAAGCACCAGTAGAATCTCTATATAAAGCAATTCCACTATCTACATTAGCATCATAATCATAATCAGTAATAGTAAATGGTCTGTCATAAAAATCTGTTGTTCCATTTGGGCTATCAGTTAATTCTAATCTAATTTTTACACCCCAGTTAGTAGCAGCAGAATACTGTTGCCAATTTTTATTCTGGTTTGGATAAAAACTACTTGTAAAAGTGCTAATTAATAAATTTAACCAATACTCCCAACGACATAAAAAAGGATAGTATAATTCAACCCCATAACTTAAAACAGTGTCATTAGCTGGATATCTTTTAAAAGTTGCTATTCTTTTATCACTTGTTGTTGGCAAAGTTGTCACAATAGTTTGCTGTTGGTCTATTGAATAAATTCCAGTAGTAGAATCATAAGGTATAGAAGCAAAACTAAACAAACTTTCTTGTAAATCAAATTCCTCTCCAGTAACATTATTATAAGCCATTAAACGAACTTTAAAAGTAGAATAAAGCTGGTTTTTTGTTAATAAAAATCTTGCTGTATAACTTACATCATCTTCTGTGTCAAACCTTGCTGGAGTATCAGCATCTCCTAAAACATCAATATTAGCATGGTCTTTAAATACATCAGTAGATAAACTTAAAACAGTCCCAGCTACTTCTGCTTTATATAGTTGGTTTGCATGAGCAATAATATTCTGTGTTCCACCTTTAACCCAAATAAAAAACTTTCTGTCTCCTAAACTTCTATTTGCCATAAAAGTTTTAAAAGCTGTATTTGGCTGAAAATCAAAATTAATTGTTGTTTGTGTTCCTATTGTATTAACACTGTTTATTATTAAATTATACCCAGCACCACTTGAGTTCTGTAAACTTGTTAAAGTTCCAGTTGCTAACTGTGTATAAATCATCATACTAATTTTTTCTTGATTTAATACTTGGTTTTTGTAATAAGTATCATCTACACTTTCATAAGCAGCACCAAGAGAAATATTATTAATATCTCCGTCTATAACTATTTCTAATCCAGTTGTTGTTGTAGAATAGTCTAATTGTTGAAAATTTGTTGATTGTAAAACAGTATCAACTACTCCTACATTATACGCTTGATTAAAATAACCAGTATCAGCTTTTTCACTATCACTAACTACTGTTTGTCTTGTTGGGTTATTGTCTGCAATATCCCATTCTAAACTTATATAGTTTTTTAAACAATCAGCAGAAGTAAAAGCAGTTTGATTATATAAACCACTATTTAAAAAAGTATAAGTTATTGTATAAACACGAGTATTTCCACTATCAGCATTTCGTTCTATTGTAATTCTTTGTAAAAATTGCCCACTTTGATTCCCTACTAAAGCACCAGTTTGAGTACTGCCAACAGTTAAAGCGTGTAAATTTGTAAAAGTTGCTCTTGTAGCTTCTCCGTCTATTAATGAATAAATACTTCCAGTATTATTTGAATTTTGTATTTGGTTAAAAGCAATTAATAAATCACCCCTATTTCTACCAGTTACTTCTATAACCATTGTTTCACCAGCAGCACTGTCATAAAAATGTGTTACAGCATTTAAACCTAAAATAGATTGATTAACATATAATACAGTAGTTGAATAAGTATGAACAACAGCACCAGCAGTATCATATATGTTTACACTAACTGTATCACCTACAATAAACCCCTCATCAAGCCAATTAGGACCAGTTGAATAAATTTCATTATTAGATACATCAAGTAACAAAGGTGATTGAGTAGTTGAATATCTAATATCACTTTCTACAACTTGTGTCAAAGTTGTTTTATCGCCTATATTAGAACGATAAATTGAAGTTGCTGGGCTGCTAAAGTTATCTTGATAACTGTTAGATATTATTCTTACTGGCATTGTATTTCTTATTTAATTGCATTATTTTTTCTAAATTCCCTTCTTTTGCTGCATTAATAGCACTATTTATATCAACACTTATATCAGTAAATTCTTGCTGTTTTTCTTTTGGTATTTTAGACAACAGTTCATTATTTTTTTTCATTAGAAAATCTATACTGCTTTTAATTTGGTTTATTAATTCTTTGTGTTGTTCCATTTTAACTATTAATTGTTAATGTATTAACTTTTCCTTGAGCATAATTATTAAAATCTCTATAAGTTATTAAAGCATAACTTTTGTCATCTATATATTCAATTTTAAGTATTTCTACAACTTGGTTTCCTATTTGTGCAAAATTATTTATTTGTAAATTTACAAAATCTGTATCAGAAAGTCTCACTCTTACATTTTCAATTATTTTATAATTGTTTAACTGTATTTGGTTAATATAATGGTATTTATCCCACAAATAAGAAGCCCTAACGAAGTTTTTATAGTTACTTGGCTGTTTTGTACCAATTAAGTATAAAAGTTTCGTTACAGAAAAGAATTGTTGGCTAATTTGTAACACTCCAATTCTGTTAGTTATTAAACTTTGAACATTAGAATTACCACCAAACACCGAAACAACTAAATCAATATTGCTTAATATATCAGCAGCAGCAGCTTCAATAAAATTAAGTTTGTCTTTTCTTTTACCAAGTGCAAAATTAACATTAACATCGTTTAAACCTTTTATATTAACTAAATCTTGGTTTACAACTGTAACAGCTTCACAACTAAATTCTGCATCTGTACTATCAAAGTCATCAGTTGTATGAGTATCACTAAAATCTACTTGATAATGTATGTAATAACGCTTCCAAATATCTTCAGTATTATATTTAAAAACATTATCTCTATCAGCTTGAATATTTAAAGCTGGGTTTATAGCGTTTTGTGATAAATTTTGCCAAAAATCTCTCCTTTCAATATAAACAGTGCCATTGTAAACCCTTGTTTTAGCATTAAACATTGTTTCAATAGAACGTATTAAGTTTCCTAAATTTGGAGTAGTGTCTTGAGCAGTTGGATAACCTTTATTAAAATCTGTATTTAAATCATCTACTAAATTTTCATACCATTTTTGACTTTTATTTGACATTAATGGAACTGGTAAAATATGATAATTTTCTATATCATTTAATAACTGTGATTGTACATTATAACCTAAATATTGACACCCCTTTTCAACTAAATCTTTAACTGAACAACCTTTTAAATATCTTACTTTTGGAAATATAAGTTTAACTAAATCTTTTCCTAAAGTTATAACAGCAATAATAACAGCAGCAAAATAAACTATTCTTGCAGCTATTTTTAAAGCCATGTTAATTATATCCCCAGTTTGAACAGTTGGTCCAGCTAATCCGATGTCTGGAGTTGTTGCAGCAATTATTTCAGTTATTGCTTGAACAACTTGGTCAGCAGCATATATTAATTCTTTAGTCATAATATAACTGGTTATTGCTAAATGAAAAAACAACTCTGCTTGATTATCTGATATAATTAAATAAGGTATATCAATAATATTAAAATTTACTCCATTTTTTTTAAGCATTTCAAAACTGCTTCCATCAGCCCTATCTAAAAAATTATCTTTACCTTTTCGCCTTTTAATTTTTACTTCAACTTCGTGCTCTCTATATAAAGTTTCTTCTGTTAAATCAACATAATACTGTAAACTTGTTCCATTATTCATTACTATTTCATAAGGTATTCCCTCAAATAAACCCAGTGTATTAATATGACTTTTAATTAAATTATATCCCTCACGAGGAACAATTATTTTATCCACGTTTAATTCTAATTCTGTTGGTATATCGCCAAAATTAGATATAACACCAATATCATCAATATTTCTTGGTGCGATTTCTAAACCATTTAAAATATGCTTCATTTAATTTTGTATCTATTATAATTTACGTTATTCCCCCTTTTTGTACTTCTTGAAATAGTTAAAACACCATCAATTATCTGCTCTAATTCTATATTTGTTTCTGGTCTGTTTTCTATTGCATTTTGTACTTGTATTAATTGTTTTACTATTAAAGCACTATCCCAGCCATTTCCAAGCTGTTTAGCACCAGTTGAAATTAATTTACCAGTATTATATTCATTTACAATATTTGCTAAATCTTTATTAGTAACATTTCCAATTAATTTATTTTCTTCTTTAGGAACAACCCTTTCTTCTGGGTGTAAAATTGATAAAAAACCACCTTTTCCGTCTAATCCTCTTCCATTTTTACCAGTGTTTTCTATACCCTTTTCAAAAGTTGGTAAACTATTAATAAATGCTTGTAGCATTGTAGTATCTTTTATTGTATCAGCAAGAGCATTTTTACTGCCCTCACTTACTTTTTGATTATAGGTACTGTAAACGCTTTCAGCAAGTTTTATTCTTTGTTGTTTTTTAAGTTCTTGTTGTTTTTTTAAGTTGTTTTCTGCTATTATTTTATTTTGTTCTGCCAAACTATCTTTAGCCTCTATATTACCAGTTTCAGCCAATTTACGCAAATGGTCTGCTTGTTTGTTAGCAGCAGCTATTTCTCTATCAATAGCTTCTATACGTTCTTGTGATTGTTTAACTAAATAATCAGTTAAAAGTTTAGCTGTTTCTTTACGATTTTTAGCATTTTGTTTTTCTTTATCTTCTTG